GCATTGTGCTTGGCACTTTTATTGTAAAGGCTTAATAAGTAATTCGGATAATCGTTCTTATCTCCGAACTCAATATATCCTACACCTTTTTCCTCCCGATATTCGGGTTGCTTTGCTTCTGCAAAACTTAATATAACAAGATTATCCATCATCGTACTATAAATGTATTGTTAGGTTGATATTTAGTAAACGAAAAAGTAGTAGATTCATTTAGCCTCATTATGCCTGTTTCTAAAAGTCCTGTGGCATTGGCAGGAATTAAATTCGTAGTAGAAGTTTGTTCGTAGATTTGATACTCCCACTCGCCAGAATCGTAGTTAGCAAAGTAAGTATTCGTAAGAAGCGAAAACTGATTGAACCTATCTTTATGTGCTGAAGTATCTTGATTGTTTAAAAGGACAAAAGCCGTTTCTACATTACTTCCTCTATGCGTAAAAAAGAATAAATAATTAGGCGAAGTAAGTGTCTGCTTCTCCTTTAAAGTGAGTATAATCTCACTCGTTGCACCCTTCGTTAAATATATCATATTACTAAATAGAAATTATTCAAGATTTTACCAAAAGAAAAAGCCACCCCCAAAGGGATGGCTAATCTACCTACCTATAACGAACCACGAAAGCCTTATGAAACGAGACCTGCGATAATTCCGCTTGCAACTTCGGGAGAAAGTTCCTTCTCGCCACCTGTAAACGTAAGCGTATACCCATTGCGGTCTCCTTGTGCGGTTCCTGTTGCAGAAGTTCCACCGGTTACATCTAAACCAGAATAGCGACCTAACAACCAATATTTGTCGTTAGCATCTTGAACAACTGCCATCAATGTATTTTTAGCAAGTAACAAGATTTCATTTCTTGTATTTGCTTGGAGTTTATTAAGAACAACAGAAAGTTCTTGAGCATAAAACACAGTTCCGTTTTCAACAGAAGCAGTAATGGTTTCAGTCAAAGCACCTGTATTCTTAACTAACTCATATTTGTAGAATACTTTCCCTGCGGCTTTAGTGATAGCTGAAACGATACCAGAAGCCTCTGTAACTGAACTCACGTTAGCGTGAGCAATCAACCATACCGCTTTGATACCACCTAAACTTTCTCTACAATCGAGAGTGTATCCTTGTGTTAAAGCACAAGCCATTTTGTTAAGTTTATTAAGTTAAGAGTGGGTAACCCTAAAAGCTACCCACTCGATTAATTAGATAATGAAAGATGCAATCTCATCCAAGAAGGCTACATTCACACCCATCTTGAACTCGCTTACAAAACGAACTTGGTCAGCTTCTTTAGCATAGAAAAGTTCGAAACGCTCTTCTTCATTAAGAAGGTCTGTACCCAAGAACAAGTTGCTCAAACGGATAGCATAAATTTTTGTTATGCTATTCAAACCGGGAGTTGCTACAACTTTGATTGGAGTACCGGGCAAGTAGAACTCGCTATCGGCTTTACCATCAAAAGCATAGTTGAACATATTTGCATTTTTCAATGCGATTGTGTAAGTACGGAATGTATCTTGACCGCACCAGATAGTCATATCATCTTTTGCTACAACAGTCGCAGGAATTGCTTTGTAAAGAGCATCGAAGATAGCTACTACGTTAGCAGAAGTGATTGCAGTTGCAGTACTACCAAAGTAAGTAGCGTTGTTAGCTTCTACCGCAGAAGCACCAATCAAAGTAACTAAACCTTGGAATTTGTTCAAGTTCACGTTAGCTGAACCTGTTGCACCTTGCCAGATAGCAGTTTCAAGTTGAGATGCGATACGAGCAGCTTTCTTGTCTGTGTAGTCAGCAGCGAAAGCGATTGAATCGTAACGGCTTCCCTCTGGTAAAGCCTTCTGCAAATATTTTGCTTCAAGGTCTTTAGGGCAAAGAGATTCGTTTACTTTAATTTTACCAACAGTTACAGTACGCTGTGTAAACGTAGTAGAACCAGAAGCGTTAAAGCCACAAGTTCCACCTGCTTGGAAGATAGCGTCAGTATCCATAATGTTGATTGTCTCGGCAGATTTTACACCTACCATAACGTTTCCTTGACTCTTAATCAAAGAAGCGGTTTTTGCACCGAGTACAGAACTCGTAACCAATAGAGCTTCGTTCTCTTTGGTATAGTTTGCTAATGCTGATACATCAAAAGCCATTGTTATTAAATTTTAAGTTTTTAAATTTATTTTGCGTAATTAGAAAGAAAGCGAGAGATTTTGTCATTTTTAGAAGGAAAATGCTTTACGGATTCCTTTGGTTGTGTAGGAGCAGCAGAAGGAGTTTTAGTTAGTTCAATAACCACATCAGTTAATTCTGTGATAGCTTTTGAAAACTTGTCGCTCATTTGAGCAAGATTCTCGCTCATTTTAACTTCAGCTTCTTTTTTGTAACCTTTTAAAGCCTCAATTTGTGCTTCCATTTCAGCTACCTTCTTCTTCATTAATTCAACTTCTGATTCGGGTGCTTCTATTTCGGGAGTTTTAATTTCAAGGATAGTTCCTGTTTCATCTAAAACAATAACAGAACCATCAGCCAGAGTATGCTCACCGGCAGGAGCAGGTGCTTCGTTACCATTTTCATCTAAAAGAGTAACCTTACCACCAACTTCTAATTTATCAACCATTACTTTAACGCCAGATGCAAGTACATACTCGGCAAATTGAGAAACGGCAACCTCTGGAGCAACAACTTCTTGTTGTTCAGCAAACATTGCCTTAATTTTTAAAAGTGCTTCTTGTGGAGACATAAAGAATTTATCCATAAATAGTATAACTCTTTGCAAATTACCATATAGAAAAAAAGGGAGTGTAGAAACACCCCCTTCTCAAACCAAAAACTATGAAAACCTATTTTACAAGATTCAAGATATCAATAATATCCTGCATCATTTTTTCTTCTTTCGTATCGGTTTTGTAGTTAAATATTCCCTCAACCGAGAAGCCTTGTACCTTGCCATCTTTAATCATTTTCCAAACTTCATCATTCTCAACCTTGAAAGAACCAAACCAAGAGCCATCTTTAACATCTTCAAAGCCGTTCATAGGTTTTATTCCTCTCTTTTCATCTACTATCCAACTCTCGAACATTGTTACCCCATCTTTAATCTGACCGCTATCGTGCATCAAATTTACATTGTTTTGGTAACCTTTCTTAAAATATTTTTGAGCAATCTTTTTAATAGTGTCTTTAGTAAATACAACATAGTATTCTCCGTTTGCATCATTTCTATAAATAGGAGTATCGGCTAACATCAAAGCACCACTAATGATTCTTTCTTCTTCATCTTGAATAGCAAACTTTTTCTTTTCAATAGAATTAATCTTTGATTCTGCCCAACTCAAAGCACTCGCACCACCCCAAGCATCGTACATTAATTGCCCACAACCATCTCCGTAACCCTTTGATTTTTCAGCATTATCTTTATGCCTTGACAAAAAAGAGTACATTCTTTTAATTGTTTCGTAACTAATAGGCTCTCCTTTTGCTAATTGATTTGCTCTTTGTTTACCGACAGGAGTACCACACGAACCCCATCCGTTTTCATCTGCCCACTTTAGAGCAGCCTTTGCATTGTTACTAACGGAATCTGGATAATCAGAATACGAATCTTGAAAGGCTAAAAATGATTTTTCAATCGCAGGTCTATCTACGAGAGAAACATAATCTACTTCAACATTGGATTCTAAATCCTCAATAATATCTAATCTGTAAATTGGTAATTCCTTTTCCATAACGATAAATAGATTTTTAAACTAATCTTGCCGCTCTATTAATTCTTCTTATTCTTTCTTGTGAGTTAGTAACATCACTTTCAAGCACATAGGAACGATTTGTAGCTGAACCTAATTCCTGAATAGCTTGAGCATTTAATAAAGTAGATGTAACTTGTGGTGTTGGTGTAGGTGGTATCGGTGCTTGTACGTTAGGTGTTGCAGGAGTAGCACCACCCCCGGCTCCGGGAACTTGTACCGCAGTAATTGCTTTTACTGTTCTTAACCCTGTTGCAATAATAGCACCAACATTAACAACTTTTGTAATTACATCAAAAGGAGAAGGCAAAGTTGATTTTTGTTTTATAGCTTCCGATGCTCCTTGATAAGTGTTAATTAAGGCAGTTGCAATACCTAATGCTTTTCCTGCAACTGTATCTTTTCCTACAATAGAGGTTAAATTTTGTATTGCATTACCTGTCTCTAATAATTGATTTTTTCTTAATTGTAAAACTTGTTCTTCTATTTTAACTTTTGTATCGGCAGATGCTTTTTGTATTTGTATTAATCCATTTTGAAAACTCTTTTCTAAATTTAAAGCATTAGCTTTTTGGTTTACATCATTTACTTTTGCTATTTCTGCTGCATCTGTTTGTTGCTTTTGAATTAATTTATTATTTTCTTGTAAGGCTAAATCTCTTTTCTTTTGCTCTTCAATTATTAATTGTGTTTTTAAACTTTCTTGTATTTTTAGAGCATTAATTTCATCTACTCTTCTTCTATATTCTAAATTTATTCTTTCTTGATTTTTTAAAAATTCATTTTGTATATTTTCAATTCTAATATCTTCCAATGCTTGTTCTGCTGACCGAATTTCCTTTGCGTTAGCATCTCTTTCTTGTTTTTGTTTATCATAGGCGGCTTTTCTATCTTTGGCTTCTTCATTTTGATTTTTCTTAATTCTATTTTGTTCTTGAATATCAAGAACCTCTTTATCTGTTTTTAATTTTCTAAAATCAGCAAGTTCTTCATCAGTTAATTTGCCTTGTGTTTTTAATTTATTACGAAGAAGATTTAACTCATTATCGGTTCTCTGTACTTTTAATCTATAAATCTCATCTTCTTTATTGCCAAGTGCAGTTAAAACAGCTATTTGGTTATCAATATCGGCATTTAGTTTCTTTGTAGAAGCAGCAAGTTTTTCTTGTGCCTTTTCTGCTTTCGAAGAACTATCTACCCAATCCATTATCTTATTAACCAACAATCCTATACCTACAACCAATGCACCGATACCTGTTGTAATAATAGCTGCACGAAGTGCCTTAAAAGCTACACCCGTAGAAGTAACCGCTACTCCAAAAGCACGTTGTACCGCATTTGCTGCGATAGTTGCCATTTGAAATGCCTTCGTGAAAATTGTGCTTTGTTTAATTACCGCAGCTAATCGTTGAAAATCTTTTACCGAATCTGCAACTGTACTTAATCCTTGAGACAATGCTAATGCCGATTGTACTTTCAAAAGGCTTTTTTGTACGTTGTCACTTTCAACTCCTACTAATCCTAAAGCACCTTGTACCGCAGTAAATCCACCTGCAACCGCACTTAATGCCCCTGCAAATACTTGGAACTTCTTTCCGGGGTCAAATAGTTGTGCGGTCTCGGCTGCTTCTCCAATTGAATCTTTTAATTTAGCAACCTTCTTGGCAGCGTTTACTGCTTCGGTAGAATAATCTCCAAACTCCGATTGTGCTTTTATTAATTCAGCATTAGCTTCTTTTAATAATTGCTTTATAGAGCCTACCGATTTTGTGGCTTCACTACCATCCACTTGTATTTTTAAACCTACTATTTCTTGTGCCATTATGCGTATGTTAATTCAATTACTCGTAAAAATTCACATTTCGTGCTTTCGGGGTTAGTAGGGTTGTAATCAATAACTTTATTTAATCTCCACAAAGCACCATCAATATAAATTAGCTTTGAGAAATCTAAACCATAGATATCGGTTATCTTTAAGTAAACATAACAAGTGAGTAGCTTACTATCTTTGTTGGTAATCTCTGCAACGTAATCACTCCAGAATCCGTTAAATAAATTTGCCGTAGGATAGTTTACAGGTAATGTAAAAAATATTTCATTAGGTACACCAAAATTGATATCAGCCGTTGGTGCATCTGGTTCGTCTAAATGCCCTGCATAACTATATGAAGTCAAAGCACCACTAATATTTGTATTTTCATTTTTAATATGCCATTGAGTAACATCTGTAATCTTTCTTATTTGCATAATACGAATGTTGTGGTCTGTCGGGTCTTCGGATTGTGTATTCTGTGTATTCGATAACTTAAAAATTGTTGAGAACACTTTATCTTCTCCAGAGTATCCGACTAATGGAGTGGCAGCAAATATAATTTCATTAGTTTGTTTATCATTAGCGAACTCATATCCAGTATCTTCTATGTAATCTCCATATCCATAAGCAAACCTTTTTGCATATATTTCATTATAATAATCTACATCACTCTTATATTTAAATTCAAAATATCTTCCGTTTAATTCCGACATTGGCTTTAATTTAAAAGCCTTTGCTCTGTCTATTTTTGTACTCCAATCTAAATGCGAAGCAGAATAATCATCAAGTAATAATAGGTCTAAATTATCAACCAACAATTCTTCTTCAAGGTCATTGACTTGTAAGAAATTGGCAGTTGTTGTATAGAAATCAATAAAAGGAACAATCTTCAAATGCTTGTCTTTTGTAGTGTCCTCAATAACATAAAGATTAAACATCTTTATTATTGAAGCAACAAAATCTCTTTGAAAGATTCCCTTTGGTATAGATTGATTTATTTCAATCATATCTTCGAAAGCAAAATCCACAGGCACTAATCCCGGTGTTTTTATTCTCACAAGACCTTGCCCTACTTGAACTGTTAATTCAAAATCCGAAGCTATATCTTGCCGAAATTGAAACTTTATTACATCATTTGTATTAAGAGTAATATTTCCGCTTGATTGTAATTGAAATTCAATAGGAGTTGGAGAAGTAGAACTTTCCCAACTATGTGTGCCTACTAATACGTTGTTAATTAGAATGTCAAAGTGAAAAGGAATAGAACTATTCTTTTGCCAAAATAATCTTATATCTGTTTCATATTGTCCTGTAAAACTTGTTCCTGTATAAGTAAATTCAGTAGAAGTTCCGTTAGGTGTGTAGTTTTGAGTAAGTTCCGAAATCGTTAATGGAAACAATTTAAACGTACCATCGGCTTCAGTAAACGTATAACTTGCGTTTCTTCTTTGGAAGTTATAATTTCGTAATCTTGAAAATGATTTTTGATTATTTGGTATTACTAATCTTTTAAATAAATTGGTATCAAAAAATGATGCTTCGTAGGTATAACCAGAGTTTGTGATTATCTTATCTAAATATTCTCTAACAAAGAGTGCGGGTCTAAATGCTTTAATACTCCAATCCCTTTTAGGATGGTTTTGATTTTGGCTATGTGATACTTGTCCGTAATCGATAAGCGGATAATAATATCCCATACCCGATGCCGTAGTTCCAGAGGCTTGTTCCCAACTTCCGGTTATGTTTGCTATATTCCATTGGTGGTCATAAGCACTAAAATCTAAATCTTCTAATTTATGGTTATTTAAAGCCGTTACAAAGCCACCTAATTCCCCGAAAACAACACACTCGTATTCTATTGTTCCTCTGTCAATCGTAATTTCTAATAGCCTTAAAATGCCTTTAAATACTTGAATCTTGTCTACATAGATAACACAATTTGCTGCTTTGGCTGCGTTGAAGTTGTAACCCACGTTATCTGCTGAATCGTTATAGAAGTTGCTTGAAACGAACTCGAATATGTGACCGAATAATTGGTTGTTGATTGCATTACCGGGTAGGATTATAGTTTTGGAAAAGTTGGTATTCCTCGAAGCAAAATCTGTAATATCATCAATAGCATAGGTAAACTCTGAAGATAAATCTTTGCTTAAATCTAACCTTATATCCTCTATGTAGATTTCAGTTATCATCTAAATTGAGAGTTTATTTCGTTTCCGATATTAATATCAAGTTCTAAATTATAGGTTTTATCTGCGTATCTCTTTTTCTCTGACCAAGTGTTTGTTCCGATTTGAATAGGTAAAAAGTTACTACCTCTTTCTAAATACACCTCTGGAGAAGCTATTAATTGCTTAACCCATAAATAATCAACATAACTTAACCAATCCGATATTAACCTATAAGTTAATTTTTGTCTCGTAGAGAATTGATTACTACCGCCATATAAAACACCATAACTATTTGCTCTGTTCATATAGTTACTCGCATACTCCCATTCGATAGATTCAAAGGAACTCTTTTCTATGTTTCGTGTTTGTCGGTTTACTTGCGTGAAATCTATTGTATCGTAACCACCCAAAGAATTTAAGAAATGTAAAGTAACTACATCGTGCTGCGTACAATTTAAATATACTCTTGCGGTGTCTCTTAAATTACCTGCAATCTTTATTTTAACATCATAATAAACCGAAGTAGAGGAAATTGCTGAAGTTCCTAAATAGTCGTTC